GTTACGTGACCTGTACTATCAACTGTGATTTGTGGAACGGCTGTGCCACTACCATATTGACCAGCGGTTGCGCCTGAAACATCATGTGAAATAACACCATCGTTTTCAGACCAAGAAATAGGTGCAGTTGCAGAAATAAAGTTTGCAGTTGCGATCCTACTTAGATCATTTGAACTATCATTCGCCGCAACCCAATATTTTGCAGACTCATCCCATAGGAGTTGAACGTTTGTAGAGGAGCCACGTTCAACTTCAATACCACCATCATTCACTGCTGATGGGGTGCCTGTCGCATTAGAGTTGATGATAATGATATTATCTGCTAGTTGGATTGTCTCAGTATTGACGATTGTTTGTGTGCCAGAAACGGTAAGATTACCTTCAACTACAACATCCCCTCCGAATGTAGAAGGTACGCCTCCTCCACCATCAACATCAAGTGAACCGACAACTCTTACATCAACACCAGAGTCAGCATACATTTTGATTTGATTATCCAAGAACTGCATTGATGCTGTCCCTTGGATATTCTCGATTTTTCTTAATGTTGGATCGACGGTCAAGCCTATGGACGAACCATTACCTAAATGGACATTACCGTATAGTGGCTGAAGCTTAATATCATCTCCTGCATAAAGAGTAATGTTACCCCCAAAACTATCAGGGCCAAATGATCTAATATCAATAGCACCTTCTTCTGTCAAGTTTCGAATGTTAAGTTGTCTTCCACTAGAGTAGATTGACATTTCGTCACTATCGTCATTGAAGAATCTAACTGTACCGATACGAGCACTATCGATATACATGTGGTTAAACTGTGCACTGTCACCAGTAACAACACCAAAGGTTACGTCATCAGTATGTCTAGCAATCTGTTGTAAGTCACCTGTCAGACCAACTTCCCAATACTCGTTGTTTTCATTCCATTGAACATAAGCACTATCGTTTCCAGTGTTACTTCTAAATACCGCAATACCAGCATTAGCAGCACCAGTACCAACTCCACTAAGAGCAGTAAAGTATGCAGAGGCAGTAGTCGATGCACCTGTAATAGTTTGCGTACCCACAACAACCAAGTCTCCAGAAACCGTCAAGTTGTTTGAAACTGTAACGTCATTTGGTAGACCAATAATAACCGCAGCTGTTTCAGAACCAGAACCAGACACCTCAATCTCATTTGAAGTACCTGAGATAGTCGCAACATAGTTACCAGAAGTTTGAGTTCCAAGAGTAACACCATCATTCTTAATGGTTACTTCACCACTTGATACGCTAAAGTCATTTGAACTAAATGATGCTACACCCTTAACAGTATCAGTTGCGTCTACACCTGAGATGAGTGCACCTGCACCTTCACCCGCTGAGAAACTAATACTCAAACCAGTACCAGGAGTAACCCCAACACTATCAACATAGTTACCAGTTGTTTCTGTGCCAAGTGTAATACCATTGTCTTTGATTGATACTGCACCTGATGTTACACTAAAGTTATTAGAATCAAATGACGCAACACCTTTCACCGAAGTGGTAGCATCAATACCTGCTATGGTTGCAGAGGAACCTTCCCCTGCTGTGTGCGTTACACTAATACCTGTTCCTGCCGTTGCAGAGATATCATCCATGTAGTTACCAGTGGTGTGCGTACCAAGAGTAACTCCATCTGCTTTTACAGAAATCGTTCCACCAACACTCGTGATTGTAGAACTATCAACACTATTAACTGTTACAAGTTGATACTTATCGTTCTTTAGACCTGCTTCCCAATAATCATTGTCTTCATTCCATTGCAACATGGCACTATCTTCAGTTCCACGGTCAACGGTAATACCTGCATTAAAAGTTGGAGAACCAGAAGTTTCGTCTAATAAGAAGATATATTGGCTAGTTGTTCTTTGTTGACCTGCAACTGTAAATGTACCACCAACGGTAAATCCACCTGTGACACTTAGATCACCTGTTACGTTTGCGTCACCATCAATCGTAGCACTATCCAAATAAGTATAGCCATTAACGGTTAAGTTGCTATCGATAGTTGCAATAGCTAGTGTAGTTGTACCACTAACACCTAATGTTCCACCAACCTCCAAGTTGCCAGTGATATATGCGCTATCTTCAACCGTAAGAGCCTCTGTAGTCTTAAGACCAGTTGTTGTATTCCATGTTAACTTGGCATCATCTTGAACTTCGCCACTTGTACCTGCGACCAATACTCTACCAGAAGTTAGATCAGATACCTTAACAGTTCCTAGTGTCGCAGAGTCAGCGTCTAAGCCTGTTGTATTGACACCAGCCGTTGCGAAGTCGATTGTTGTTGAACCAACTGTAAGCTTAATACCGTCAAATGTGAATGAGTTATCGTCTTCTAGTTCACCGTCTGCACCAACAATAACAACCCTGTTATTTGTCAAGTCACTAACCTTAGCACTTGTTGCAGTGATATCACCAGAACTAATCGCACCTGATGTTGTGATGTTACCTTCAGATACAGATATGTCTAAAGCAGTACCTACTTCAAAGTTTGTTCCATCAAAGGTTAGATTAGCATTGTCTTCAAGTTCACCTGATGCACCAGAAATCACAACTCTGTTATCAGTAAGATCAGAGACTTTCATTGTTCCTACTGTTGCACTATCAGCAGAAACATTGTCTGCATTCACAGTGCCATCAAAGTAACCATGTCTCCATTCTTTTAAAGAAGAACCTAGATCATATGTGTTATCCGCATCTGGAACGACACTTGAGTTGACTTCACCTGTGATTGTGATAGTATCTGTAGAAGCGTCACCAAGAGCAATGTTATTATCTGCCCCTGCCTTGAATGTGACTTGTCCATCAACTGTTAGAGTACCTGACATTGTGGTGTTGCCACCAACTGTTAGGTTTCCAGTTATATAAGCACTGTCTTCGATTGTCAATGCTTCGGTTGATTTCAAACCTGTTGTTGTGTTCCATGTTAACTTAGCGTCATCTTGAAGTTCACCAGATGTGCCAGCAATAACAACACGACCTGATGTGAGATCAGATACGGCTGCACTTGCAAGAGTTGCTTGAGTTGCTACTGTTAGGTTAGCACCCACATCTAAGTCACCAGTAATATATGCACTATCTCTAACTGTCAAGGTTCTCTCTACAACGAGTTCTCCATTGACAGTTGCACTATCTAATGTAGTGTATCCTTGTACGTCAAGATCACCAGTGATCGTTGCGCTATCTGCTAATAGATTAGTAGTATCGATCCCACCACTAGATGCAATGGTTAGCTTGCTTCCATCATATGTGAAGTTACCATCATCTTGAAGTTCACCAGATGTGCCAGCAATGACTACACGATTATTTGTGAGGTCTGATACTTTAACAGTACCCAACACTGCACTATCTGCGTCCAAACCAGTAGTAACAATACCAGCTGCACCGACAGTAAGTCTAGAGGCATCAAAGGTAAGATTTGCATCATCCTCTATTGAGCCGCCAGTTCCTGCGATTACAACCCTATTGTCAGTGAGGTCTGTGACAATCAGGCTATTTGCACTTAGATCAGTGCCATCGTATGTTAAGTTGGCATCGTCTTCTAACTCTCCACCAGTACCTGCAATAACCACACGATTATTTGTGAGATCAGTTACCTTTGCAGTTCCCATAGTTGCGGAGTCTGCATCCATACCTGTGACATCTACGCCTGCCGCACCCACTACAAGACGTGAACCATCGAATGTTAGATTTGCGTCATCTTCGATTTCACCTGAAGCACCTGAGATTACAACACGATTGTCTGTAAGATCAGAAACTTTTAGAGTACCAATAGTAGAACTATCAGCCAATACATTATCTGCATTTAGCGTACCATCGAAGTAGCCGTGTCTCCACTCTTGTGATGCAGAACCAATATCGAATGTATTATCTGTGTTCGGAACAATGCTAGAGTTAACATCTGCATTAAATACAACATTATCTGTGTTAGCATCACCAAGTGTTACCGATCCATCTGCACCTGCTTTGAAGTTTACAACCCCATCAACGGTCAATGTACCAGATATTTGAGTGTTTCCACCTACTGTTAGATTACCTACGATGTATGTACTATCGGCTACTTTTAGGTCATTACCCACATAGACACTACTGTGTGCCATCAATCCACCTTTGATGAAGTTGACAGCAGAACTATCATTCATATAAAGTTTAGGTGATTGGATTTGTGTATCGTTGATTGAGTCTAGACGACCATCAAGTTCATTGATTGCTGTAGAAACTGTATTAGCAGTCGTACCCATAGCTACTGCTGTAATAGTACCAAGTTCTGAGTCATGCTCATTCAAAGCACTTGTGATATCAGTAGATGTTGTTGTAAGTGTAGAGACATCACCGACAGAGTCAAGTAGTTTATTGAACCTTACTCGTTGCGTATTAAAGGTATCTGTTACATCTACGTTAGGTATTTTTGAGTTAGCCATTTGTACCGTTCTCTAATAGTTTTTGCAGCATCATTTTTATTTCCCCAACATCAGATTTTAGTTTTTCTAGTTCGTCTTTTTCCTTTTGACGTTGCTCTAGTTCTAACTTTCTTTGTCGAGTCTTACTCTTATTTATATTAACAATCATACCAGTACGTAAATCTCTGGCTAAATCTGGATGGTCTTTCACTGGAATATAATCAGACATTATGATGTTGCGATTGTTCTCAGATTTCTAAACATTGGTGGACGTGTAGAGTTTTCTGCGTTCATTGTGATTTTAATTTGATATTCGTCAAATGCTGGTAGATTAAAGACATTAAACTCATACTCAATAAATGTGTATATGTCGTCACTTGGTGGGACATCAATGTAGCTATTAGATTTTGTCACTTTAATATCTTTAGAGAATGCAACCCAAGATTGTTCTTCTAGCTTCTCACCAATAGAACTAGAACTTGTACGATACCAAACATCAAAGTCTGCGCCATTGGGTCTGATAGCATCTATAAGTGCTACAATAGATGTTGCGGAGTTCATCAAGCGATATGGGATTGTAATGTGTTTACTCGCTACAGTCCCCCCATCAGGATTAGTTTCAGCAGTGTAATCAACTGTGGTCACAAAGTTTCTATTGGCAGTAGCACTATCGTTTGATTGCTGATAATCAATAAAGTTTGAAATGATATCAAGTGCAGTATTGTTCACATTAAAGTATGGTGCAACGTTTGCATTTGATGTAGTCATATTGACTGTTAAAAGCGTTGATGCATTTCCACTAAGTTTATTGACTTCTTGCGCTTCTGATGCTATAACAACAGGATTTTTCATTACTTGAGGATAGTCAACACTCAGACCTACATCAGTTAAAGCATTATACTTGGTGTCAGCCTCATGGAAGTTACCTATTGTCGTGAAATTACCAGCCACATTAATGTTTGTTCCTGTTGGTGCATCAAATGGAAGTTGTAATGCATATTCATCAACAATATATTGTTCTGTAGCATAAAGACCAGTGCCACCTGCTCTAATAGATGAGTCTGCATTTGAATCTGTTCTTAAATCAAAAGAGTACCCAAACGCATCTGCTTTTGTAATAGTTTGTGCACCAAGAATACTTGATCCCAAAATACCGTTTACAGTATCACTCGAATCAAGACCAGCTGAGTCTGATGACAGTTTTACGATATCTCCAACTCTAAATCCATGTGACGGATGCAAAACGCTAACCAAGGATGAGTCTGCCGTAAAGATTAATGGATCGTAAACATAGTCACCCAAAACACTTTGCGTCAAGTTTTCACTTAGTTTTTTAATGGGTGGAATATTGACTTCAAGTTTAGCTGTAGAAATCAATGCAGTATCAAACTGTGCTTTGTATACTTTAAATGTTAAGTCTTTGTTATTGTCACCTTCCCATGTTGTACCATTAGAAGATGCATACAAAGCACCACGTGAAACATTTACGCCTGAGTTGTATCTTGCCGTTGTTGTGCCAAAGTGATATTCTCCATTCTCTGCAAAGAAAACTTTATAGGCATCGGACGGTGCAGAACTATAAAGAACAACCGAAAGAAGTGTATTCCCAGGTACATATAGAGGTGATGGAAACTCAAACTTATATTCTCTTGCAGCACTAAAAGAAGTACCTGCTTTTGCAGAAACCGCACTCGCAGTAGCAACTACTCTTGTACCAGGAATGAATCGTTTAGATGATGGTGTCCCACCTTCTGTTGTGGGTCTAAGTTCTAATGTGATAGGTAATGTGTTATGAGCTGAGTGAAAAAATATTCCGACACCAGTAAGAACACTAGCTTCATCAACCACGAAAGTTTGGGCTGTAGGACTTTGCTGTTCAGTTAATTGTAGTATTCCTGTCATATTATTTTCCTACTTTATAGATAATCTTTTGTTACGACGAAACTACTACCACTTTTTTTATGGACATGTGATACTGTTCCATAATCATATTTAAAATGTACAGTAGTGCTTCCCCATTCATTCTTAACAAATGTTACAGTGGGACCATTGTCGTCATTTGAACTAGTAGTCGCTGGCGCATCGTAATATTCTTGATATGTATATGATTCAGTAAAGACTTTGCTTTCTTCTACGGTATACTCATACCAATTTTCATATTGTCCTATTCCATGAAACTGTGTTGATGCATAAGATAGAGCATTTTGTTTATTCATCGTAGAAATATCTAGTGCACTAAAACTAGTACCGTCTACTGCTATTGTAAAGTTTGTTGTGGCGTTTGATTGTAAATAAAAGAACCCTCTTAAAGAACCATCAGAGTTTGATGTTAGAGGATTCGCACCACCACCGTTTGAAGGACCACCCAATTCAGTAGGAAATGCTGTTGCATTTACAAATTTATCGCCAGGCTCTTTGATGTTAGAATTTCTGCCTGCATTTGTATAATCGGATAAAGTATATGAAGTGTTGCAATATTTTGTGATTTCAGTGTTTCCAAAGAATATCCAGTGTGGCATATTAGGTCTCATACCTTCAAACTCAAAGAATATGATTTTTGGTCTATGGACAGTAATCTCAGTATACCCTAAACGATCTTGCTTGATAACGTCTCTATACTTTGTTACTTCTCTATTTGCTGTTACCGTTTTGTATGGCATTTTTACATCCTATTATTTCTTATACCATTGACCTAATGACACTGTTTCTGTTGCCAACGAACTAATCTCTGTTGTTCCTTCAGGTATTAGAGAGGCGTTAGATTGTGACACAAAAGACTTATCAACAACTCTTTTGTTTGTGAAATAATCAGCATCAGGTGTCAATGTTGCAGTACCAATACTTTGAGGAATCTCAAATTGATTAACTGCAAATACTCCCGTGGCATTTTCTTGTCCAAAATCTGAGACAACTTCAGTGTATTTGGGCCAAATATTATTACCTTTAATGACACAAGTATCATTGGAAAGATCAGAATCGTATGTCACACCAATCGATTTCTCAAAGAATAGTGGTCTTAGGATACCGACCTGATTGTCTATACCAGCTCTATAATCTTCATCATACCATGCAGTTTGTAAAATGTTCTCAAATGCATCGCCTGTTAAACCTTCAGTTTGTCTAATAAAAGTAGCATTGTCAGGATCAAAAACTTCCATTGTGTTTAGATCAGCTTCTAATAGTGATAGTGTTGTAGCCCTTTCAACATTAGATAAACGATCTTCCATTCGTCTGAGGTCTACCATCTTGAAACCTCTATTATCAAATCTAGCAACACTTAGGTCATTTTCATTAAATACATAGGGGTTCATGCGAATATTGTATAGAGGCATGTCCCTTGTATCGATACCCTTAGGATATTCAGCGTCCAAAGAAGAAGATCCTGTATGATACTTCAACACACCACTTGAGTTAAGTCTTAGAGTATCTAATCTAGGTAACCAGTATTTTACAGTACCAGCGGTAATTGTAGATTGATTTTTAGGAAGTGCTTCGATCCGTGCAACTCCACCTGAGAACGTTTCGTTTGCGGGGTTCTGTAACGATCTCATATCAATAACACTTGATAGGTGATGAGTTTCGTTACGTGCATCTGTGTAGCGTGGAATGTCACTAAAGTTAACGTCACCATAAGATGCAGCACCACCAAAGTACCCTGTACCCGCAGGTGTGTCATGTTCAAAATATCTGTATTCAACCGTAACAGTGCTTGTTGGTGCAGCAGTACCCGCTTTTAGTTTACCTTTACCTGGACCATAATAGTTATCTCTCTGACCATTATCGAAAATAAACTTATATGTAATATCCTCGCCTGTAGCATCATCGGTAACTTTGTTAAATCTAAAGATATCTGCTTTCGACAAAGTAAACTTATTACCACTCAAAGACACTTGCTCAGATTCCCAAGTGCTAATACTTGGTTTTAGTGTTTTGTTTTTACGTGTAAGAGTTCTTGATTGATATGCAATGACGTGTCCATTACCATTAGGAACACCCGAAATAACTGCTTGTGTATTACTGACAGCCAAACTTACTGAAAGGTCTGTGTGTAACGAACCGTTACTATCTACTTGATAAATCCAATCATCGGTTTCAGTGAAGGTATCTGTACTACCTGTATTGATTGTTACAGTACCTCCAGTCTTATTTGTTGTATACACAATACCAAGAGTCGCTTCTACATCACTGATCTCTTGAGTTCTATCCGTTTGTAGTTTAAATAGAGCACTATTCTCTGTTCTATTATAAAGATCGTATCTATTCTGAATAGCCTTTAGGTTCGCATAGTTGTCAGAATCAACACCAATACTTCTTACGTCACCAAACCCCTTTGTTGCATCTGTAATATCAATATCAAAAACATTTATTCTATAATCACCACGAGTGTACTCCATACCTCTTACACGTGCAGTTCCGAATGATGAACCGCCTATGTTACTTCCTGGATATAGATTTACTTCAGTAAAATCTTCGATATAGCCAACTAAACCATATGCACTATCAGCAACAAAATAGTTACCAATGTTAGCACCTGTCTTTTCATTGGTTTTAGTTACAGTGTCGTTAGCAACACTTCTTGGTTTTTGAACTCTGATTGGAAGATTGTAGTCTCTTTCAATACGAGAACCATTTACAAACGCTGTACCACCAGAAACTTTAAATAGAAGAAAATCATCATCACTATCTTTTGTGATAGTAAGATCGAACATACCATTTGCTTTTTGTTCGATGAAATCACCTGTCTGAGAATATGTTCTAGCATCAATAATATTACCAATCTTCGATAGAATTTTATCAGTAGTTTTAATCAGAGAAACAACACCATTACGAACTCTATAAACTTCATAGAAAGTTTCACTTGCACCAATATCTTCTTTCTTGGCTAATGTCAAAACAATACGTAGGCGATCCGCACCTGGGGATGTTAGGTTAGGTGTTGTACCTGAGTTATCATATAAAGCAATATTATCAGATGTCGTCACAATATCTTCTGTTACTTTAAATCCAATAACACCACTATACAACGAAGAGTATTTGGAAAGAACCAATAACTGAGCTTCAACCATTACTAGGTGATCGCCAACAAGAGTGTCAAACTGAGGTACTTCAGCAATAGAAGCATTACCTACAGCGTCATTATCTGATACAACTGTTACGTTGCCAAGTGTTGTAGATATTGTTGCACCTGGTTGAAACTTCTTAGTTGTTTTTGTATCAGAGTTAACAGCAGAACCACCAATCTTACCTCTGGTCATTTTTACAAAGAGTGTTGCGTCATCACTACCTTCGGCAGGTACAACATGTTTTACCGTTGCATACAAATCACCATCATTAATCTCAGTGCCTTTAAGTGCAGCGTAACCACTTGGTAGTTCTGTCACTCTAATATAAGTGTATGAGAATGCACCTGGACCAGACGCTAAGTTACCACTATTATTAAAGATAGAACCTTCGTTAACAATAAACTTAGCAAGTCTACCCAACTCAGATTGAATGATTGTCTGAGATTGTGTAAGTTCACGTGCCTGTAGAGCACGACCATTGTTAAACAGAATACGATGGTAATGATCACTATCACGATAGTCGTCATTATATTCACTTAAAAATGTTGTACTAGTGAGATTAGTTGCCATTGTCTATCCTTAGAGTTTAATAACTACTTTAACGTCTTCTGTCTGATCAGGGTCTCTTGCGATTTTGGCCTGATTGTTTAAGAACAATAATTCGCCTGAGTAAATGTCAAAGTCTCTGTCTTGTATATTATCTATAGTGAATGAACCAGACTTACCTGAGATGGTTACTGTCTCACCACCTCTAAATGGAACAAAACCAGTCTCTTCGTTTTGGTGGAACCAAATAGTCGCTGAGTCATCAAAATAGTCAATCCAACCCTGTGCGTTACTATCACCTGAGATCTTAACATCATCTGCCCAGTTCAAACCACCTGTGATTGGTGCAGTTAAAACAATCTTTTTAAGGGCTGACCCTTGCGTGTCTGTAAACAGATTTCCGTTTGCGGAGTCCAAGAGATTTTTCAACAAACCAACTTGACGATACTCGTTATCAACAACCCATTTACCACTAACATTACCCTCAGGTTTAATGTTAAACATGATTGAAGTTGATCTCAAATCTGTTCTTGCATCTGCACCAAAACCATCACCTGGAGCAAAGATTGGATATACCTTCGCATTTGTACCAGATGTTAAGTTAGATGGATCAACACTCACATACGCTTCATTGTAGTTTGAACCCATCGCTGATGCAAGCGACACGTTACCACCCGCACCTGCACCTGTTCCGACTGTAGCACTATCACCGATTTCCACGGCAGCTAGTTTACTTGTTGCATCAAGAATAGCGTGTGCTTTTGCGCCACTACCATCACCTCTAACTGTCAATGTAGGAGCGGCAGAGTAAACTGCGTTACCTGCATCAACTCTATATCCTACGATTTGTCCTGCAACGGCAGCATTTTGCACCGCTAGTTGTGGTGCTTCAGGATCAGTAGGAGCAGCAGAGTCAACAAACTTCACTGGCATAAAGTTAGATGTTAGGAATCTGTTGGCGTCAGCCGTTGTGATAGTGTACATATACTTCCATACATAACCATCATCCTCAATAGGCAGGGTTGTGTCTGTGTGGTCAGGAACATATTGCGAAACTTGTGCAACACCAAACTCGTTTTTACCTTGACGAATACAAACATATACGTTATTGTCAGCGGTTCTTACATAATAGGATGGTGTCGGTTGCCCAACAACATTATCATTAAATGCAGGATATGTCGTATTGATTGTCCAATCTGTTAGTGGAACAACGAATGAAAACGCTTCAACCGCTTTTACAGCTTGTAGATTATATCTGAATAGCTTACGATCTCTTTCAGTGTTTCTAGGATTGACAGTCACATCAGTGTTAGCATCCGTTTGCCAAACTTGAGAATGACCAACACCAATATAGAAATAGTTATTGGAGTCCCCAAGAGTTGTCCCTTGGTTTTGATCAAAAACTTGTTGTACAAACTGTCTTTTTATTTTATCTGTAATAATTGCTGGCATTGTCTATTTCCTATACGACTGCGTATCCATAACCACCTATGATATTCCATCCACTTGTACCATCCCAAATAAGTTGTGCAGTGTCCAATGGATCGAAGTTAATGCTTGTTCCTTGTGCAAAACCAACTGCGCCATTTGGAGTTACTGTGACTGTACCTGTACCACCACCACGTCTTGCAAAGATTTTTAGTTCACCGTTTGTTGAACCATCTGCTAATGTAACAGTACCTGAACTTGTTCCTGTGAGGGCAATGTAAGTAGCACTTGTAGATGCGGCTGTTCCATTTGCAGCGGTTGCTCTACTTAGTGCACCTTTATTTATGAGTACAGAACCAGTGCCTTTTGCGTTCAATGTCAAGTTAACATTTGTATCTGCACCAATAGCTTCGACAATAGGTGATGAACCAGTTGCAACATCTGATACTTTGATGTTGTTACGTGATGCAGTGAATGTATTGGTGAACGAGATGACAGAGTTACCAAGTGAATCTGCCAAGAACTCGTGCACACGTGGTCTTTGGTTTACTGGTCTTACAAGTGTTTTCTGTTCTAGTGTTGCAGATTTCTTATTAAACACAAGTGTGTCACTATCACTTAATGAAGGAATGTTCACATATTGTGTCGCTGTAAGAGCACCTGGAATGAACTTATATGTATGACTTGAATCGTCATCGTAGATATTCAAGTCTAAAATAGTTGGGTTGTTTAGATCAGCACTGTCAAGTGTTTTATTTGTAAGAGTTTGAGTAGCACTAGCAACAACAACGGTACCTGCTGAATCTGGAAAGTCAATACTGATTTCACTTGAAGGTTCTACTGCACCAATCTTTGTTCTAAAAGAAGCACCAATAATATCCAAACCACTATCAGTAAGTTGTGTGGTTCTTGATGTGATGTTGCCACCTAGAATATCATATAGTTCTGTAAAGTTAGCATTGATTTTAACACCAGCACCACGTAGCGTATCTCCAGTCTTATCATTAGCTGTAGTACCAGTATTGATTATTTGTTTTGCCATAACTTAACTCTCTAAAATAGTTTATAATATTTATATGGGTTTAGGTCACATCATTTGCGGAATCTGCATGATTATCAGAATCGAATTTTGTGCTAAATCTGTGTTGGTCAAATGTGAATGTGCCTGTTGGTTTAATAACAATACCATTCTCATCGAGTGACAATGTATCTTGTGAAGTTCCATCGTATGTTTTTGCATAGACAGAAGCTGAATCCAAATCGTTATCCATAGTAATACCAGCAGTCAAAGTAGACTCGATGGTTGTTGCAGTTGTCGAGTCGTCCATTGTAGGTTCGTTCATACCCAATACGGTTGATTGACTTATGCTACCCACATCTTGGAAGGTATAATCATAAAGCTGGCTAAACGATTGTTCTGTTGTCTGTCTTCTAATACCTGTTGCACTATCTGCGTTCAACATAGTAATAGAACTGAATGCTTCGATATCAAGTCCTGCTTGATCTTCGTCAACAACTTGCTCTTCGATTGGATCACCGATTTCTTCTTGATCGATTAACAAGCCAATCTCATTAACAAGTTCTAAAAGAAGTTCTGATCCTAGATATACACCACCTGGATGCACAAATAGTTTGTACGCTTCAACCCACTCGTTCAACGGTAGACCGATACGAATCAAAACAGACATGACTTGATATAGTTTGTCATCTGTGATAAACTTACGAGATTCTGGACCGATTACCGAAGCTGCTTCTTTGATCTGTTGACCTGCACTGTTGATACTATCGAGTCCATAATCAATGGCAGGGCCAACTTTAAAGATATTTTCCTTTGGGTAAATGATCGTAGGATCGATACCATAGAACCCTCTAAAGAACTGTTCGATGCTATACTTCGTACCCTTGGAGCGATACAGTGTGTTAGAAAACTTAATGGCTTCTCTTTTATTTAAGAAGCCGCCAAAATATGCTTGTCCGAGTAGAAGTTCATCTTCAAGATATTGTAGAAGTTTAGTTGGAACCTGCGTGGCATCTCTTGACGAAAATAATCTTTGGATTTGACCTGAAGGATTATCAGCAGAATCCATATATTCGTAATAGGCATCAAATAGTTTTTTGATATTAGGATAGTCTTCAGCAAAATACTCAGGAATGACCTGATCTATCTCGCTTCTAAACAGATTGATATGCGTCCTATTCGTGAATATATTTGTTTTATCTTTAGTTGACATTAGTTAGTCGCACTTACAGTTACAGCAGTTGTGATTGATCTATTTGGATCAAACTTCAATAGTTCGTTTCTAGTTGGCGCAATCGCAGATTGGTTAGATGGAACGGCAGCTAGTTTAATTCTATCTAGACCCGCAGAAATACTTGTTGGATTGAAGTAGTTCAACGTAACAACACCAGACGATGCATTATAGTTTCCGATATTATCAACGATGATAGCACCACCCACACCCACAATTTGGATGATATTAGAACTCAACTTATTACGCAGAGTACATGTCTGTGATTGATACACAAACTCGTTACTTGTGATGATGTACTCGTTATCATCAGGCGCAGCAATGGCAACTGGGAACTGAAGTTGTTGGTTGTTTCTTAGTTTGGTAGCGGAAAGCTTTTCTTCAACAACAGTAAAGTTCTCGCCTGTCAAGCCTTGATTGATCATAAAGTTGGCTGCATCTCTGTATCTTTGATCAACAACCAACTCGACGATTTTATTAAACTCAGCTTGTGGTGTTGTGTCTGGATTTGTCAAAAGACCATTGACAACTGATATCAAACTTGGTGTAGTTGGAATAAATCTTTGCTGCATTCTTACATTTGCTCTTGACGATAGAATAGCTGCGGATGCATCATCAACTTCTGACAATACATTAGAACGTCTAAATGCTTGTGTAAATCCACCTGTGTTCTCTGCAAAGTAATCTGTGATCACAGTGTTCACTCTGTCTTGGATCGCTGGAAGCGTCAAGTCTGTTAACTTAGGATTAAACTGGAAGAACGTATCCATCTCAACAAATGTTTCAACTGGATCAACAAATCGAATATTGAAAGAGACAATAGAAAGTTGATCCGCAAGAGTTCTGATAGATTGCTTAGTATTAGCGATTGTGCTTGCCGTAACATCGTCTTCAAATTGAATAGAAACATATACTGCACCGAACTCAGGTTTCAATGCTTCCTCTCCACCCCAAGATGCAATATCTTGAATAAGTGTAGAATAGTTTCTCAAAATCAATGATGAGTAATCTGCTGCCGTAACCATACGGTTTTGTGTCGCATATTGGAAAGGAGCATTCTTACGAATAGACTCAATCGTTTCTTTTTCGTCGCCACCAATAGAGTTCACATATGTTACAACATTGACATCAGCCGTGATCGTACCATCAGAGTATTGAGCAACAGGTGTAAATGTCGTTGCCCCATTCGCCTGTGCACCTTTGGTAGACAAGTATTGTACTTCAATCTTATTTCCTGCTGATGGGGCAATACCAAATGTCTCGCCATCACCAAAAGATAGTTCAAAATATCCGTTAGGTGCTTCCTTAAGAATATAGATTGTAGAGTTAGCACTAATGGTTGTAACACCAGTAATATTCTGATACGTTGTAGATTCTGATGATGATGCACTCTGATAGACTTTGACGGTAACAGTGTCAGCGTCAATAGTATCATCTGGAATGATATACACTGGATTGTCTTCATACTCACCCACAAGGAATGTCTTAGTTTTAAGAGTACCCTCATAGATGGGAATACGATTTGAGTCATCAGTTGTCTTGAACTCATAGAAACCTGTACCATCATCGTTAGCAACATGTGAAGATACGGTTTGGAATGTGTACGTTACATCATCAACGGTAGTAGTAAACTTTGTATATGCAGGTAAAGTAATCGATGTGCTACGACCTGCCGCAGATGAACTTAAAGTCAAACGAACTCTTGCTTGAGATGCAGTCTTTGTATCAGGTACATAACCAACACCCTCTGCCAACGATACCATAGACGATCTAAGTTGTGCAGTAGGTAGATAAGATTCGTTCAAAGCAAAGTTAGCAATAAGAGCATTCAAATGCGTATTATATGCCAACACATCAAGAATGTTAGATAAACCAGAAGCCTCAAAGTTATAATCTTTAAACTCATCCCTGTTAGCAAGATAGTCTTTCAGATTACTTTTGATATTATTAAAATCTAATGCGGATGATTTAATAGTTGTTACCATTTATCTTAACCTTGATAGTGAAGTTGTGAATGTCACAACCTCTTCTGTGTTTACGATTTGAAACTCGATTGTCACCGTTAATGAGTTTCTTTCCTCTTGCCAATCTACAAATATATTGCGCACCAGTGCTCTTGGTTCATATGCTGCAATCGCTCTTGCAATCTGATCACGAGTTTCTTCTTCGATATCATCATCTGCAAGTTCAAATAAGAGTGCTCTAATATTACCCCCATAGAATGGTTCGAATGGCTTCTCATAATAGTTCGTTAGAATGAGATTTTTCACCGCTTGTTTAACCGCTGCTGCATCTCTTTTCTTATAGATTTCACCATTCGGTTTCGCAGCAAACAATAGATCGATATCTTTAAACTCAACAACCCTACTCGTGATTAAAGCAGAGGTATTGAGATTACCGTCTTCCCTTGATAGAACTCTATTAGTTGCCATAATACTTTCTCATTTTTGCTATTATTTATAAGCTTTTTGCGAATGAAACATCAAAACCACTATTCCAAGTTCCAGCAGACCCTGCTTTACCTTGTCTCCAATCACTCTCATCATAGTGGATGTATTTTTCGTAGCCGCCAATGCCAGGACGAACTCCACGTGCCTTAGCATTACGCACGAGTATTTTAATATAGCGAACATAAAGACTTCTATTCTGAGATGGATTAATGCGATTGCCATTTAGCAATAAGTAATGGTCTGCCGCTTCGCCCGCTGGGTGGTTTTGTGTTCCTGTTGATCTACTTGCACGACCACCATCAGGCGTAATCTGTGCAGTATATCCTACGCCAAGTTCACGCACCGCTTCTGCAATGGAATCAACAATACGTTGATTAGGCCAGTTCTTTCTGTCTGGACCCCTAGAATGAGTCACGATACCATCAGTTGGTGGAACAGCAGAGTTTTGTACTGCTTTCTCTTCAAGGTCTTCGAATGATTCCAAAAGGCACTCAACAAGTTCGCCTTGTGATAGTAGTTGTCTGTTATATTCTGTAGAAACTTTACGATTAAACGTTGCACTCCAGTTTTCATCAAGTTCAGGCATGATGATAATCAATCTTGCTTTGAGAACTGGTAGACCTGCGCCATCACATTCTAGTGTGTCATAAGATAATCTCATCTCTTCGTAGAACACAGAGTCCTTTAAGAACTCAGCAATATCAAATAACGCCAATGCATTCTCGACACCATTCTGATCTACTGCTTTATATACGATTGCACGACCCTTTGATTTAAGTTCATTGATGCCACCCTTCGTCATGGTCTCTGATGGACCAGGGCGATAGATACCTTCTGATACAACGAGATTGATACCCTTAAAGGTTTCATTATCTTCTTGTATTCTTTTCAAAACAAGTGCTTGTAGATATAGGTGCTGAGCGATTTTACGCTTGACTTCTTTATCTCTGATGTGCTTGAGATTTGTTGCATCCTCACTACCCAAGAACTTGGCAATCGTAATACCCTTATTCAACTTTGTCTGAATAGTAATATCATCTTGGTTTAAAGGATTGTATTGAGCCTCAGGTACAATATTACCAACTTCGAACTTAGGAACATATGTCGCTGCAATCTGTGGTGTGTAGATATCCTTTGGCTTATTGCTAAGAATAGGTGTAGACTCTTGCTTGATTGTTCTACCGATACGTCTTGGTGTTGGGTTATTGTACTCTGCACAAATCCAGTTCTCTCTTAACAGAGTTCCAACAAATGTATTGTTACCTGAGTTTGATGCGTCTCTTAGTTTTGATCTAGCCTTAGCAGATGACATATATCCATTCGAGACACCATCATATCGACTTGACTTATCAATAAAGTTTTTGAGATAGTCGCCCTTGTCAATAAGAACTTTACGAATACCACCTGCGGCTTTTGTTAGATATGTAAGAACATTAGTAGCAGTTGGTGTTGTTATTGTGGGGGTATCTGTTGATACAGTACCCACAGCACTTCCAACTGCCGAGTTTGCTTTGCCGTTTAAGTTACCTGTAAATACTGTAGAGGTAACACCTCTATCAAAGACAGCACCATTACCTACAAAGTCTACTGACGTTCCACCGATCACACCCGATCCACCTTGCACCGTCATATTCTGTGCAGACATGGTTACGTTATCAGATGCAATGTTCGCATAGGTCTGTGAGGTTATATTTGATGCATCACTACCAAAGATACCAATGTTACCGTTAACGTTATAATCAAGATTACCCTTGACATTGTGTTGGTGTCCACCCAAGAACACATCAGTCACAAGCCCTGTTGAATAGGTTGCGATTGGTCCTGTCACAGATGTTTCTACACCATTACCAATAGTTTTCTTTTCATTACCAATAACACTTTCAACTTTATTTCCGTTTACTGTCAAGTTATAATCAAGACAATCTACATTAAACTCACCAACAACTTTGATTGATAGATTGCCTTTGTATACTAGTTGTGCATCACCTTCAACGATAACATTATTATCTCCACCACAAACTTCTACTTTGTTTGTCTTGGATGATATTACAATGCTTCCATCAGGTTTGAGTTCAACACCACTACCCTCTGCATGCTTGATGAGTATTCTTTCATTACCATCAGTGTCATCGATTTCCCATGCATGTCCTTTGTCAGTATTCAAAACCTGATTTAGAGGATATTCAGATGGGACTTTATCACCTGTGTTCAACTCAATCCCAGGCCAATGAGAAAAGAACTCTAAGTCATTTCTCGAAATGCCTCGTGCTTGCTTTGCAATATTCTGAGAATAAAAATATGGAGTCGAAGGATATTGGCCTGATGGGTCTTCAGGCTTATTCTTGCTATTACTTGTTCCACGATTTTTTAAATCTTCTTCAGTAACTCTCGCCATATCATCCTCTACGTTCTAAAAGTTCTTTTTGAGTTAGCGGTGTATCCTTGGAAGGATTATAATCAGATACGTTATATTTACCAAAGGTATTTTTGATATAACGAGGCACATCAAAGTATGGAGATTGTTCGCCAGGGTTCACTTGGTTGACTCCAAAAACTTGGATGCCAGGTTTTGCTCTATAGATACTAGCCAAAAGCTTTTTTAACTCTCTCATAGTTTTACTTGCAAGTGGTGCACGTGTACCTTCTAATAATATCACAATAGATCGTTCAGCATTATCGTTTGAATCTCTTAAAGGCTTCGCTTCAACCTCTAATGGTCTTGCTCTATGTATTATACCATATTTTGTGATATAGAAGTGAGGGTTGATCCCTTGTTCATATTCTTCTACATATACTTCATGCACTTCTTGTACAGTGATATGATTATCCTCAACACCGTTTGCTTCGATAATAACTTCTGTAACTTCTCTTCTCAGATTGGATAGCTCAGTTTCAACCTCTTCTGTTCTAATCACACTATCAAATATCTTTGAGTTAACTGAGGTGAACTCTTCTCTCCAAAGGTTTAAGTAGTTATCGGTTCTTCTTGTAGGGATGTCAACATTGATTGGTTCTGGTTCTAAAGCTGCGGCAGCTCTATTATCAACCTTCCTAATAGTTTGCTCTAATGTTGCAGTTGGACTATCAGAATATTTCGCCAATATCTTGGCTGCTTCACTTATTCTACCTTGGTTCTTAAGTTCTATGATTTTTTTCAAATCAGCTTGATCTACTGTCTTTACAACATCACCGATCTTTGCAACAGAATCTAAAGTTACTTGCGCTGATTGAAAGCTTTGCTCAACAACATTTTCTAGTAACGAATCAAATCCAAAGGAGATTTTTCCAAGAGCAACGTCTGCCTGAGATGTTATTGATGCAACACTGTTGTTTAATACATTAGTTAATGAGTTTGATGATTTTATAACACCCCCAACAACGGTGTCTAAAATACCATCCTTGAAAAACTCTGTATTAATGTTTTTACTGACTATAGATTTTATCTGATTTGGTTTTAGATTTGTTGTGGATTGAATGGCTTCTGCGATAGCCTCAGGGAAAGGTGCAGAAATATTCACATCAAGAAATCCGTTCTTTGAAAGAGCAGAGTTTCCAGTGATAGATGCTAAATCAGACTCATCACTACCAACAACTTTTACCAACTCTGACTTAGCAGCAGACTTATCTAGTTGAACCACACCCAACACATAAGATGCTTGGGATGGCACAGAACCTTCGACTTGACTCACGACATCAGTCAAGCCACTTGCTACGGTCTTAAATCCATTTGCTACTGCACCACCTGCAACGTACTTAAAACTATTTGCGGCTAGATCAACTTCACGTAGTTCTGCTGCTTTTCTTTCTGCGTCAGGTATATTCAGAAGAGTTTTTATACCAAACAATGCACCTTGGATAATATCTTTATTACTCATGTCACCCCGCCCTTGCAGAAGTATAGTTATATTCAGCAGATGCAATCAATGATGCTTTGTAATCCTCAAATGCTTGTCTTGCCGCACCTGGTCTTGATCTTTTCTTATAAACATATTTTGCTGGATCAGCCTTTTCGAACACATCAAAGAAATACCATGTAGAGTTCTTATCATCTTTTGCGCCATCAAAGTTTGTGATGTTTGCCACATTACTTAGATGTTCCCAACACTTATGAATGCCACCTGTTTTCATATCATAGATTAAAAACTTCATCTGTAAGAAATAGTCAAATGGGTCTTCATTTAACTCTGCTGCATATGCTTCGAGTCTCTGCCAACGATTCCATCTTTTGTTCCATTGGGCAATGCCAAGAGAAT